AATAGTATAAATGAAAGCATGAAAATATAAGCGAACAATGCCCGAGTCGTCTTTGCCCGGACTTTTTCTATAAGTTTTGGCATGTGCTATACACTAGCCTATTGTGATGGCCTGCAGTATTAAGGCGTGGTAGATATGAGCAGTGCAGAGGAAGAAAAGTGGAGCAAGATACTCGAATATCTTCAGCCGCGTGTCCCCCCCTTCTGCCCCGAGGACCCCTCAACAACGCAGAAGGTTTTTCTCCGCACCAATGCTATCGAAGCACTATTCGGTGGGGCGGCCGGGGGCGGTAAGTCGTCGGCGCTATTGATGTCGGCACTTCAATATGTAGACATACCGAATTATTCTGCAATATTATTTAGGCGTACATTTGCCGACCTATCTCTCCCCGGCGCCCTAATGGACAGATTTAAAAGCTGGATAAATCTTTACGACGGTGTCCACTGGAATAACAACAGCTTTGTTGGCACGTTTCCATCGGGGGCAAGAATTTCCTTTGGTTACCTAAACAATCAAAACGACTACCTGAGATACAAGGGTTCAGAATTCCAATTCATAGGCATGGACGAAGTAACGGAAATCCGTGAAGCAGACTATAGATACATGTTTTCCCGCCTTCGTCGCCCTGCTAGTGGACCACTTTCTCAGGTGCCCCTTAGGATGAGGTGCGCCTCAAACCCTGCCCCCAACTGGGTTAGGCAGCGTTTTATTGTCGAGGGAATGGAGGATGGCAGAATATTTGTACCCAGCAAGCTTGCTGATAACCCAGGAATTGACGCCGTTTCCTACCGTCAGGCACTTTCCGCCCTTGACCCCATCGAAAGGCGCAGACTTGAGGAGGGAGACTGGTGGAGCACCACCCTTGGAACCCTTTTTGAGCGGGAATCTGTGGAAATTATAGACATGGCGGATGTGCCCAAAAATGACCCAAATGCAAGAATTGTGCGATTTTGGGACCTTGCAGCCACCGAGCCGAGTCACTCAAACCCTGACCCCGACTGGACGGTTGGGACTTTGATGATGTTTTCCGACGGAATTGTCTATATTTTGGACATCAAGCGGGGGCGCCTGAGGGGCGAAAAAGTCGAGCAATTGATAGCCCAGACCGCCTATGAGGACGGCCCAAGTGTCCCAATTAGAATGGAACAGGAGCCGGGCTCCTCCGGGAAGGCCCTCCTGGACCAATATGCCAGATATGTGCTTCCTGGCTATGACTTTATGGGGGCTAGGGCCACTGGGGACAAGGTAACCAGGGCTAGGCCATTTGCCGCAGCCGTCGCCAATGGGAACGTGAGAATTATCAGGGGGCCGTGGCTTACCGCCTGGATGGACGAGCTTTCCTCTTTCCCGGAGGCCTGTGACCATGATGACCAGGTTGACTCCGCCGTGGGGGCTTTTACACATCTTGCCGAATTGGGGTTGCCATCTAAAAGAAGGATTGCTATAGTCCTCTAGGTCGGAATTATCGCCGGCAATACCTACCCACCTACCTACAAGAAAGCGCTACTAAACGTTGTCTATGGAAAAGATTGACGAAATCAAGGAACTTATTTTATCCCTAGATTCCGACCTCACCAAACTGCTGGAGTCGTCCGGAGATGTTGTCGAAGTGGGGAATACCCTGCTTGCTCTTAACCTCATTAAGAGAGACCTCTCCATTATCTACGACTCATTTTCGGCAAAGTTTGGAGAGATGATGGCCGGGGAGTCTGTAGTCACACTTGATGGTAACGCCCTCATTGAGAAGAAGAGTTCGTACGAGCGTAAGGCATGGCAACACAAAGACCTTGCTCGTGCCGTTGTTGACAGGCTTTCCCAAATGTCGGTTGACATGGATACGGGGGAAATTCTAAATTCCCCCGAAGACATTGCAATGCAAATTTTTACATACTGTGCACCCTCCTACTGGCGGGTCAAAGAACTCAACAATATTGGAATCAATCCCGATATGTACTGCGAGACGGGGCAGCTTAAAACAAGCATCATCGTCAGAAAAGGAGATAACCAATGACAAGCGCAAACATCATGCAAATGCTCTCTGAGCCATTCCCCCCAGAAATGGAGCGCATATTGAAAAAGGGGGGTGCTTCACTTACATATATTCCTGTTAGTGAAGTGATTGCGAGACTTAATAAAGTTCTCGGCGTTGACCAATGGTCTTTCGAAATTGTTTCTTGTCAACGTGATTCCATTGACCCCGACTACATCGTTGCCCATGTCAGATTGACCTGGCATGCGAATACGTCAGGTTCGGTAAGTGCAGTTCACCGCGACGGCTACGGCGGTCAGAAGATAAAGCGAACCAGGCAGGGCGACATCGTTGACCTTGGCGACGAGATGAAGGGCGCTGTTTCTGATGCCCTCAAGAAGGCCGCTCAGACCATGGGTGTTGGCCTCTATCTAGCCCGTTCCGAAGATGCGATGGAGGTCGAGGAGGTAATCGCTGCCTCAACTTCTCCTGTATCGCAAGAAGAAGGCGAGAGAATCCAGAAGTGGGAAAACTTCATGGGACTTGCAAAGAGCCTAGATTCCGAACAGAAAAACAAGCTGAATGCCCACTGGGAAAGCTTCAGTGGTGGCAAACCAAAGCCGACAAAGACCAGCGCCACGCATGAGGAACTCGATGAGTTGATTGCTGAAATCATCAAAATCAAATTCGATTCCCCGAGCGCATCAGATGAGTGATTCTGCACTAACACCACCACCACACCTTTCTGCTTCCTCTATAGGCACATTTCGGCAATGCCCACTTAAATTTAAGTTCAGCAAGATTGACCAAATTCCCGAAGAGCCCGGCGAGGCCGCGATGTTGGGAAACTTTGTTCACGACGCTCTGGAAAATCTTTACGGCCTTCCTCCGGAGGATAGAACTCTAGGGGTGGCAAAAACCATTGCGAAAAACATGTGGGATTTGTCGTGGAAACAGCAAGTCTCTCCCTATATTCACAATGCCGAACAACTAAAAATGTTCAGATGGCAGGCATGGTGGTGCATAGAGAATCTATGGAAGATAGAGAACCCACAAAAAATTGAACCAGACGGTCTTGAGTTTGAAGTTTATGGTTTGATTGGTGGTGTAGTGATAAAGGGCTTTATAGATAGATATTCTACGTCCGAGAAAACTGGTCAGATAATCGTTAGCGACTATAAGACCGGCAAAACACCAAAACCTCAGTACTTGGACGAAAAGTTTTTCCAACTGTATATTTATGCAAGCCTTCTTGAGGGAATGGGCGCAGGCGGTGTCGAAGAACTTGAACTTCTCTACCTAAAAGATGGAGTCAAAATAGCAAGAAAAGTGGAAGAGGACGATAAAATTAATACGATTGAGATTGTGCAAGAAGCGAAATCAGATATTGATAGCAGATGTTCTTCGGGAAACTTTGAGCCAGTTACATCCATTTTGTGCAACTGGTGTAGTTACAAAAGCATTTGTCCAGCGTGGAATTGAGAGAAAAGATGATTGACGATTACAGATTTGCAAAAATGGTCGCTGACGACGTGAAAAACCAAATTTCACGAGAGCAGCGAGAGTTTCTCCTGGAAAAGGAGAATTGGTTGAGGTGGAAGGAAGCACTTCTGTCTCTCCTAGAAAACCTCGGAGAGCAAATTGAAGACATCGACTTGGATGAAGAGGCCGACAAACAAAGATTTGAAGACCTCGGCAGGGAAGGCAAGGTCCTTATGGCTGAAGCATCCAGGGTTTATGCCGAAAGAAAAAAGAAGATTTCGCGCTTTAAGTTCTATGTGGATAAAAAGCTTGACCAAGTTGTAAAAATGATTGATACGGGAACGCGAATGGAATCGCCTTCCGCACCAAGCGAAGCAGACACACTACGTCGAGCAATCATTAAGCATAGGGCGATGCTTCGTGAGTACGACCTCGAGGACACAGCAATCGACAGGGCGTTATGGGCCACCCTTGAAAATAAGTGGCTTTTCGACTCGATAGACGCTTCCACCATTTAATGAAAAGAAAGCCTCTAAGGCGTTCGACAAAACCGATGAAGCGGTCTCCCTTGAAAAGACGCTCATCTAAAATGGCGAGCAAGTACAAGAACGAGAGAATACCTCTTGTAAAAAAACTTCTGTCCGAAAGACCGTATTGTGAAGCGTGCCCGATATTCGCGAAGCATGATGGTCTGGTCGCCTACGCAAGAAGGCAATCGGTAGACGTTCACGAACTTGTGCGTCGCTCTCAGGGCGGTTCGATAACGGAGGAGTCAAACCTCATTTGTGTCTGTCGCCCCTGCCACAGGAGAATCGGAGAGAACCCGGGTTTGGCCTTTGAACTAGGCCTATCTTTGCACAATTGGGAAAATTAATTTAATAGGTTTTGAAAATTCGCCCAATTATTAATAGGCGAGCCAATCCTAGTCGCGGTATTATCTACTAACAGGTACCTGAATTCCGCATAAATCGGCAAAGAAGGGAGAGTGGTCCAAGTGTCTAGTGGAGTTACCACGGCAAAGGAGGCGGCGGCCACCTGAGACCCCGAGCTCGTTCGCTGCCTACGACCGTTCAGTCTCTGCAGGACTGGCGGTCGTTTGCTTTTATCAAGTGATTATTTTTATGCTTTAATATTATTTGCGTGCTTTTTATACCTTAGGGCCGCTATAGGTGAACGGGCCCGCACCAGTCATTAATCGGTGCGGGCTCGTTCATGTAGTAGGGTTCATTCGTGAATTTTGTCGGAGTAGACCTTTCTTTGACCTCCACCGGGATATGCAGCCTTGGCTCCCCGTCGATAATTAGCACTAAATCGAGGGGAACTGAAAGACTTTTTCATATTTCTACTCAAATTTTAAATTACTGCATAAACATAAAAAGCTGTTTTGTATTAATTGAAGGATATTCTTTTGCCTCCAGAAATAGCCAGGCTCATAGCATTGGCGAATTGGGCGGATGCGTAAGAATGAAGCTTTGGGAGTCTGGCATAGGATTTGTGGAAATTCCCCCCACCTGCAGGGCCAAGTTTGCGACCGGAAGAGGCAATGCGGGGAAGGGGGAAGTTATCTCGTCAATATCCGCAAAAACTGGAATCGTTTGGTCTGGTTCTGGCGCTGATGACATGTGTGATGCGTGGGTTCTCGAAGAGATGGGTCTTGCGAAGGTCGGAAAATCAAAATATGATTGGCCCTCAAACAACATGTCTGCACTTGACAGGGTTGACTGGTCTTCTCTGAATGAATTTATTAGAAAGGAAAACCATTGAGGAACACGAGGACATCTCCTATTTCTCAGGTCGAGATTGAAGGCGAGCTTATGAGGCTCATGGAAATTCTCGAAGAAGAAACAGAATCCTTTGAGGTGCTGGCAACAGAATCCGCAAAGAAGGAAGCCCTATATAAAGCAAACTGGGCCAAAGAATACCTATCGGCCAAAGGCTCCATAAAGGAGCGAGAAGCTTGGGCTGACTACAAAATGGATGACGCTGCTTACGACCACAAGATTGCCGAAGCCCTCGTTAAGTCCAAGAGGGAAAAGCTACTTTCACTACGAACATCAATCGATGCGCTGAGAACTCTCAATGCGAATGTTAGGGTTCAGACATCATGAGGCCCTGGAGAAGAAAACAAATTAGGCATTCGCCGATTCAATACTCAACCTCAACGTCCACTGCGACCACAACAAAATATTCTGTATTTAGTCCTGACACTAATCAGGAGGAACTCCCTCCATGTCCATGGTCAACCTCACCAAGAACAATCGAGCATTTTCTTGTCGTCAGCGACCAAAGAAGGCTATGGATTGCCGAAAACGGCAGACAACCATACTCATCGTGGAGCATAATCCTTACTCATGAGCTGGTTGAGGATTTGTGCAGAGAAGTTATTGGTCGGGAAAATAAATAATGGACGGAATACACCCATCCCTACGTTCCATGGCGGTGGACATAGACACACTTGTACCGTTGCCGAAGAACCCTCGTATCGGGGACATCCCGGCAATAGTCGCTTCGTATGCTGAGTTTGGCCAAGTAAAACCAATCGTTGCAAAAAAGAACGACGACGGAACAGCCACTGTTATCGCTGGTAATCACCAGATAGAAGCAGCAAAGGAGCTCGGATGGGACAAAATTGCCGTCGTTTACTTGGAGGGCGACGACTCCCGAGCAATAGCTTTCGCTCTCGCGGATAATAGAACTGTTGAATTGGGTTATTCAGACAGTGAGGCAGTTTTTGAATTAGTCATAGAAGTTAGTGACTACTACCCAGAGCTGATGGAGAGCCTTGGGTGGGATGAGTTTGAGATGGCTGAGTATGAGCAGGAAATGGAAAGAAACAGTAGCGAGCTGTCGGCAACCGGCCAATACGTGCCCCCCTTTTTAGTTTCTCAACCAGGAATCGAACCCGATGGAGACGACGACGTTCAGGAACCATCTTTTACGGTCTCTAGAGATTCCAATGGAGAAAACAGAATTATTGCACCACCTTCTGCCAATCAATCAGATGTTGCTGTTAGGGGTTCGACTGTTTCCGCTCAAGGGGAAAGGCCTCAGGCGGTTGTTCAGTACACGATAGTTTTTGATAGTCCTGACCAGCAGGCGAAGTGGTACGAGTTCATTAGATGGCTAAGAAACGATTCAGTCGTGGTTGGGACTACTACCGCAGAGCGACTATTGGATTTCATCTCTCAGCATACGGAAATCTAAATGAGCGAACAGAATAAATGTTTGTGTGGTTTAGCCTTTTGCGAACCGGAAAAAATTATCGTATGTAGCAATTATCACGATGCGGTCGTACGGGAAAGAGACAGGCTTGTTATTGAAATAGATTCGCTTAGGGCGGAGGTTCAAAGACTCTCACAGATTGCGCAATACTGATGACTAGGCAGAGAATGTTTTTAGACATGTCATGCGTCGAGGCTGCAAGACAAAGAATTAGACACGTTTACGACACCTTCGACACCGTCTGTATTCAATTTTCCGGAGGCAAGGACAGCACTGCGGTTCTCTACCTTGCCAAAGAAGTTCATGAAGAGCGTTGTCTTGGGCCAGTAAAAGTTATTTTCAGAGATGAAGAGATGGTAAGTCCAACCGTTATTGAATACACAGAGCGTGTACGTCAATATGACTGGGTGGATATGGAATGGTATTGCCTTCCGTATCCGGCAGAAATATGGGTTCTTGGTTCTAGGGTGACAACACTTTTATGGAGTAACGCCAGAAAAAAGATTGGTCGCTTGGTGAGGGATATCCCACCGTGGGCAATCACTGGGGAGCACTTCGGTCTGACTCATGATGTCTCATTGCCCGAACAAACCGATTACTACACCATGCAAGGGAAGAGGGGCAATGTCGCTTTTATTACTGGAGTTCGTGCTAGTGAATCAATGGTTCGCTATAGGTCTATTGTTCAGAAACTTCACGAGAACTACATAGTTACTCCATACAAACTCAAGGCGGGAATCCCTTTGAAGTTTGCAAAGATAATTTATGACTGGAACACGAATGATGTATTCAAATTTATAACAGAGGAACACGGAGCAGAGTTTTGTGAGTATTACGACCTTGCAGCACTTACCGGCAGCAACACCAGGGTTGGCATTCCCCTTCACTCCGTAGCAATTAGACGAATAGGGGATGTTGTTGCGACAGAGCCGGAATTCTATGACCGGTTGTTTGAGTGCTTCCCTCAGATAGACGCTCAACGCCGGTGGTGGCCGGAATTTGATATTGAGAAATTGATAGCAAGATATTCTTCATATGGATGGGATGGGGCTCTCATGTTCATCAACGACTATCTAATGGGTGAAAGGCGCCAGAGAGACGCAAAAGCATATGTTTCAAGATTCAGAAAAAAACACTTGCAGGACCCATATGGGTACCCCGTTAGTTGGCTTATTAGAAATTTAGCACTCAATGATATTGACGTAAACTCACCAACTCCAGTGGGGCCCAAAACAAAAGCCGATTCAATAAGAATCACAGAAGCAGGAATAGATACGACTCATGAAGCTTGAAATAATCTATAAAAATTCTTCCCATTTAGTGGTCCCAGAATGGAGGGCGACCTATATTCTTCGGCCCGACCTTCTGGCCCTGTCTGCGTCTCTAATGGATTATGGATTTACTCAACCAATACAGGTTCGTAAATCCACCGGAGAAATAATTGACGGTTCAGAAAGATTCCTACTGGCCACACAAGTAAGCAGAATTTCAAATGTGGTTGGGGACGAAATTCCAGTGGTAGAGCACGACGTATCTTCGCTGGATGCCATGCTGATGCATCTACGCTTCAATCGCTCACGGGGAGCATTGGTTGCCAAGCCAATGTCAAAGATTATTAGAAAATTGGTGATGTCAAAATCAGAAGATGCAGCAAGTCTGGAGAGAGTTTTGTGCATGAAAAGGGAGGAATATGCGCTCATGATTAACAACTCTCTTCTGAAGTCTAGAAATATTAAAGAGCACGCTTACGCTCGTGCCTGGGTTCCAGTTGAAGCACCCCCTGGAACAACTGATGATTCCGGAATAGCAATTGAGTCT